TACTATATCTACTGCACGCCATTCTCATCTATATCCTGTCTTAATGACTCTATGCCATGAACTTATTCACATGTGCGTATATATAGACTCACCTAAAACAGATGATTACACTAGTCATAAAGGTTTATTTTTAAAACTACAAAAGCGTGTAGCCAAAATGTATGGCTTTGACCCTAAAGAATTATAAGGAGAATATCATAGACCCAATTACCATATTAGCAGCATTAGGGCCGTTAGCAGTAGACTTAGGTAAGTCTCTTATTACTCGTTTTATAGCACCTGACCAATTCAAGCCAGCGACTATAGAACAATATACTCAAATGAAACAAATTGACTTAGAGTTCTTTAAAGTAATGAATGAAGCTGGTGGTGGTAATCCATCATACCCTTGGGTAGAAGCTATCATAAGACTTATGAGACCTGTTATAGGTTTGCTTGTGCTTTCTACATGGGTTATTATGCACCTTAATGGTACAGCAACACCTGAAGTAGATAACTTTGCTAGCGCTGTTGGCTTCTATCTATTCGGTGAACGCTCATTACTACACATTAAAAAAAGTGCTAAATGATATTCTTAAACATACTTAACTTTATCGGTTTAGCTATACTTAAACTTATTGTAGTTTCATTGCTATTCGTAGCTATGGGATTTTCTATTTTATTTATGATGGCTATGCAAATCTTAACTAAAGCACTTACACATATAGACAAAAATGTTAATTGAAGTAAAAAGGTTTGAGTTTAAAGACACACACACTATAGGAAAGATGTATGTAGATGGTGTATATGAGTGTTATACATTAGAAGATGTAGTCAGAAATGGCACTAAGGTTTTAGGTAAGACTGCTATCCCTACCGGTGAATATAAACTTATCATAGACAAATCTGTACGCTTTAAACAAGACATGCCACATATACTAAACGTTCCTAACTTTACAGGTGTTCGTATTCATTCAGGTAATACTTCAGCAGATACAGATGGATGTATATTACTTGGCACAACATGGGCAGGTAAAGACTTTATAGGTAACTCTAAAATAGCTTATAAAAAGTTTTTCGACAAACTAAAGAAAGCTAAAACAGCCACAATTAAGATATACTAGTGTATAATAGATTATCTCAATAATGAGAATTTTATGAAAATACTTTTATTAGATATTGAATGCGCTCCAAACCTTGCAACAGTTTGGGGAATATGGCAGCAAAATATTGCGCTTAACCAGTTATTAGAATCATCTTATACTTTATGCTATGCTGCTAAATGGTATGGTGAATCAAAAATTATGTTCGATTCAGTATATAAAAGTAATCGTAAACATATGCTTAATAGTATTCATAAATTAATGGATGAAGCAGATGCAATAGTTCATTACAATGGACTACAGTTTGACATTAAAATGTTAAATGGTGAGTTTTTACAAGCTGGCATGCCACCACCAAGTCCAGCAAAGCATATAGATTTACTTAGGGTTGCTAGAAGTCAGTTTAGGTTTGTATCAAATAAACTTGACTATGTATCTCAAAAATTAGGTTTAGGTAAAAAAACAGACCATGAGGGTCATGAATTATGGCTAAAGGTTATGAATAATGACCGCCAAGCATGGAAACGTATGGAAGCATACAATAAAAATGATGTTATATTATTAGAAAAATTATATGATAAATTTAAAGGATGGATAAGTAATCATCCAAATCATAATTCATTTTCTGATGGTACTGTTTGCCCAAATTGTAACTCTGCAAGATTAACTAAACAAGGTAGTTTTATTACTAGCTCTAGAAAATATCAACGTTATCAATGTAAGGATTGCGGAAAATGGAGCAAGTCAGTGAAATCAGAGAAATTAAACCACGACTTAGTTACCAGCATATAAGGAAAATTATGGACATCTCAGCATTATGTGAGCATATCATAGGCAAAGAAATTGTAGAGGCCGAAGCATATACTGACCCGTCTGTTTTAATTATTACTTTATCTGATGACACATATATAGAAATTACAGTTGATGCTATTTACTCAGAGGTGCCAGCATTAGATGACTGACATTATTTTACCTAACGGTGAAGTAGTAGATAACTATAGTAGTAACTACAGGTTGTATTGTGAAGCAAAATGGTTATTAACTAAAGATATTAATTTTAGACGTGAATGGTTATGTAAAATAGCTGAAAAACGTAAAAATGAATTAGAACCACTAAAAACCTATTTAAAAATGTTATTTGACTTAAAATAAGTGGCCTTAGAGACATTATTTTAATATGCCCTATATATACATATCAATTTATAATAAAAGTGTCCCTATGGATGACTGCGTGCGTTTTAAATACGTTTTGCTAATTTATACCAAGTTTTAATGTAATCTTTAAGACTATCTATTGAATTTCCAAGATAAATAAGTGATGTTTGTGATATTTGATAATATTTTGAAATATGAATACCTGTATTATCTGAATATCCATTAATAAGTATTACAGTAAAATTAGATTCCTTTGATAAGGCTTTAAGAAGTATTTTTTGACCTTCTGAAATTTCTTCATTATCACGTTTCCATTCTGCCAATAAAAACTTATCATTAATGCCGTATACCATATCTAAGTTAGATGGCATAATTTTAGGACTATCTTCAAATAATCCTTTTAAAAAACCAAAGTCAGTATGACTTGCCATTTGATTTCTCATTCCATTAGACACAAATAATTATTCCATTTGAACCAACTTGGCAAATTGTTACAGAACCATCCGGCGCTAATATAGTAGTTGTCTGACTAAATGTTTCTTCAGTCCAACAAATAGCTAATCCAGCCATAATTACAATAAATATCCAATATATTTTAGTCATCTAAATCCTCAAGCCTTTCTAAAAAGGCAGTAGTTTGCATATCATTATTGTCTTCATCAGTATTACTAAATATAATATCATCTTCAAAAGTATTAACTAACTCTTGAATTTCATTTTTATCACGTTGTAATTTATCAATTACTAATTGTGCATAACCTACAATATCAACCCATGAATCCATATAATTTGCATCGCCATTTACAATACGGCTTATTTTATGAGCAATCATTTCTAATGACTCACGTTGGTAAAATGCTAACTTATTAGCAGTGTCACCCAAATTAATTGCTTGTTTTATTAATTGCGTTGTTGTTGCATTTGATGAAAAATCACCATAACGATTGCCACGCTCATCTAAAATATTATTAATATCTGTCATAAAATAAGTCCTTGTTAAGTGTAGTATTATTATAATACCATATAAATGATAAAAAGTGTATTATAATCTTACTGTTTTTGGTTTATTTCTTTGGTTAAAAGGTATTGGATTAGGCAACATAATAACACCTTCTGTATTTAACTTTATTAATCTTCTATAGTTTAATCTCAATGCAACACTCAAATCTTTACGTGTTGCTTGTGGGTTTTTTTCTAAATATTCTTTAATTAAATTAGCATGCTTTAAATCGTCAAGTTGTGTATACATATTTTCTCCTATAGTCTAGTTTGTTCAAAACATTCTAGATGACTTTTAGCAAAGATATTAGGTTTAATTTCCTCGTATAATTCACCTTGAATACATTTTAAATTTGTACTGTGTTGTTTAACAATACATTTATACTCCATAATTCCCCATGTAATCACTGCACCAATAATAATACCAACAATTAATTCAGCGGTACCCTTCCATTTATAATCCATTATTAGCCTCTACAAGACGTTTACTGTCGTATTTAGATATGCCTTTATATTCTTCTATAGGTTCACCTGCAAACAAAGGCGTTATTTTTATGTGGTGAGTCGTATTTTTTAAATCGTTTAAATATGAAAGTTGATTAGGGTGAAACGACCATAAATAAGACTTTTTTAGTTCGCCAGACTTAGTACAAAACTCTTGATAAAGCCAAGCCACTGGTTTTTGTTTCATTAGTAAAACACCATCCTTCCTATATGAGTAATTTTTTTATGACCAAACCACGAATGTTTTGGCTCAATTGAGTCATCATGAAAGTATAAAGCATTTGCAACTGGGTTAGCATATTTATTAAATACAATTGCATCAAGTACAAGTAATTTTGTTTCAAGATACGTCTTTTTATCAACTTTCTTATGGCTTTTGTCTGAAATGCCAATAAATTGCCCAGAAGCATTAATAACAGAACATACATTAGAACCCCAGAGACCAGATTTGATACGATTACGAATAGTATAAATGACACCCAATTTCTCCTCGAGAGTTCTATTATTAACTTCATGGTACACAGCGGTTGCGTAGCATGAAACTTCTAATTCTAAGTTATGTATATCCATTAAATTTATTTTGAATTAAATTTTTATTTATTAATGTAACTTGTTGAATTTCAAATTTATTTTTATTATTTATTAAATGTAATTTTGATTCAGCTTTTGCTTTATGAATATATAAACATTCATCTAATGGTGACTTATCATGTTTAAATACGATTGCCCATCTTGTAAAAATTGTCATTATATTTGCCTTTTAAATAATTTACTAGTATAAAGTTAATGTATTTACAGTATATTTCAAGTCTTAAATTTTGTATAATCTTATTGTATTGTGCAATTATGCATATACATTTTAAGGAGAAATATTATGTGGACATCACCATCAGTTACTGAAATGCGTTTTGGCTTTGAAGTCACAATGTATGTAATGAATAAGTAATTGCATTATGAGGACATGTCTAAAAAGGCATGTCTTCACCTTCTACTGCAGGTTTACTATATTCAGTGTTTTTATTTTCTTTTAATTGTACAGTGCCTGAAACAAACTTACCTTTTGCGCTTTCACGTACCCAACCAGATAGTCTAAATTCAATACCATCAACATTCATATTCCCAGTCCAATCTGGTCGTTTTGGGTTTTCACCCTTGTCATTAACAAATAATGTAAATGTGTTTGTGTTGTCATACTGTGCCATGCTAGTTCTCCTTAGTGTAAATAGGTTTTTTCTTCCATCGTGTTGGTTCTGTGTCAGACTCAACAAATTGCATAAATTCTAATAATAATGGTTTGTACCACTCTAACCATTTATCATCTTTCTTAACTAACTCTACAGTTATACCACTTGGGGTCCAAACACTAAACCATCCTTGTTCACGATCGCAGCAATGTATTTGCATTTGAACTTGCCAATAATATCTATCTGGTATTCCATCATAAAATTCTTGTGTAAATGGACATTTAAACTCTACTGGGTCACCATTGTAAAATGCATCAGGACTAGCACCTATAGGTAAACTATTATGCACTATAAGTTTATTCC